TCAGTCAGTTCTCCAAGATTTTGACCACCAGGAAGTGTGGAAATTTCAGTTCCTCTACCACCTTCGCGACGAGGAAGCCAGAAATCTTCCAACATTGCCATATACTTACGGTCATCACGGATTTCTCCAGTGTCCGCATTGTATACGAGTTTGTTACGATAACGGTTCATCACATCGCGCAGATATTGTTCTGCCTTCATTTTTGGAAGGTTACCAACATCAATGTAGAAAATTCTACGCTCTGGAGCACGAGACAATCTGTAGATAACAAGACTATCTTCAACCATTCTTAATTGGTTAAGTGCTTTGATTGCCTTATGCAAATAAGATAAAACTGTTTGTTTATTCCTATCTACCAGTCCTGAAGTTACATAAGTAATCGCATCTTTTGCAATTTTAATAGAACCTTTATTATTTCTACTTGGAATGATTCCACTATTTTTTGTGGAAACATTAGGATCATAGAGATAATATTCTTCAATCTCTGGTGCAGCATAACTATCTGGATTTCCAGGATCTCTACCTGCTCTTGCTACATCAAATGGAGATTGAGAGTTTGGTCCAGTCTTTTCTTGCTTACGGATCAAACGAATTTTAAGTGGATCAATATATCTAATATCCTGGATTCCTGCTGATGGATCCTTAAGGTCAATTACTTTATGATAATAAACTCTTCCGTCAATATACCAAGTTCTGAAAATCTCATGACACTTCCTATCGAAGTTCATCATGGTTTTAATACTTTTAAATTCCTGTCTGATGAGATCTTTCAACTTATCAGAAGCAGGAAGATTTGATAACTCAATCTCTACTGGTGAGTCATCGAGATCTGAAACAATTGCTTCGTTAACAATATCTTCAATTGCACTATCACATTCAGGGTGCAAACACATTTCTCTGTATCTGCGTACCAGATCCTGTTCAGACTTATATACACCTTCGATATCTACATATTGACCGTAGAAACCGCTGGATACATAAAAGTCTGACTTATCTTCCTCACTAGGAGGAACTGGGGAGACAATGCCTTTCGACTTCTTCTCCCCAGACTCTGGTAATTTAAAACCAAATAATTTAGCCATTAATCAATGTTTTAACTTATTATTCTACTATTTATGAACCTGTTCCAACCTGGGTTGAACCAGTGGAATCAAGAACATCTACCCACTGAACTTCCATCGTTACTGAGAATTCCTCAATGGTATCGGAACTATCGTATGAAAGTGCAATGTCGGAAACATTAGTTGGGAATGTTCCGAGGAATCTGTATTGCTTCAGAACTGGAATCTTTGCTTCGGTTTGTGGAACTGTTCCACCAACTTGTGCTCTTCCGAGTTGCTTAACATACAGATCTTTTTGGTAAAGAGTTGGATCTGTGATACCAGCATTATCTTCATGCTTGTTGATGAGATTCATCCATCTCTCAAAAGCAGTTCTGATGCTGAAGTCAACATCATTGATAATGGTGATTGTCCAAGGATCAAAGGTTCTGTCTCCAGCAACCTTCAGATTTCTTCCTCTGAAAGGAATATTGATTGGAGCAATGTTGGATGCTGGAAGATTTGCTGCCTTGACCAGGAATCTGGTTCTATCAGTCAGTGCATCTCTGGTTGTATCCTCAGGGACAGCATCGTCGGGGAAGTACAGTTCACACTCAAATAGATTAGGTCTTGCACCTCCGCCGATCATTCTACCCTTGAATGCATCAAGGGTCCTATCCTTGGTATTTGGAATGTTACGGTTAGCCATTAAAAGTTTCCTCTAGTGAATTAAACATTATCTAAGCAAATTAAACATTACCGACGACTTCTTCGAAACTTACACCTGTGCGGGTAGCAACAAAGGTGAGTCCAATGAAGTTGATAGATCTTGCGGGTTTGACGAAGATGTCTGCTCTAAACTGGTTAGAGTCAATAACATCTGGAGTATTATTAGTTTCGTCGCAGATTACGACAAACTCAGTAATACCTCTCTTCGCCTTAACATCACGAAGGAATGGTTCAACAATATTGACGAAGTTTGATCTTGTGATCACATCGTTGAATTCGAACAGTTGATCTTTTGCTGCTCTTTCGATTGAATCCTCAATAGTGAGGAACAGACGACGAACATTGATTCTGTCGAATGCAGAAGCATATGCAAGTCCTGTCTTATCACCGAAGAGAATGATTCCAGATCCTGGTTGTGCAACCACTGGATTAATTCTCTTAGGATAAATCAGATCTCTTTGTGCTTGTGATGGATTATATGCAAGTTTCACTGCACCGTTGATTGCTCCTCTAGAAGAACCTGCAGGTGAGAACCAAGAGAACTGATTGATTGAAGTTCTTGCCATCAGACCAGCAACATCACCATTCAGAGGAATGTATCTGAATTGATTATTGAATCTGTCAAAGGTGTACTTGTATCCAGAGTCAAAGACTGCATAAGAAGATGAAGTTACACCATCGAAGAATTGGATGATATTATCTGTTTGTGTGTCGCTATTAGCAACATTTACAACTCCTGCTCTGTGTGGTGAGATGCAGGCGATGCAATCCTTTCTGAGTGTAGCAATCTCAATCAGTTTGTTTGCTTTTGCTTGTGACTCATAAATTGTGTCGCCACCAGAGGGTCCATTAATGAGGAAGTTGATTGGATACTCAGCAGGGTTCTTGAGAACTTCGTAAGAACTTACGATATTTGCAAGTGAACAACTAAATCCACCAGTTGCTGAATAGTTTTCACCACCTGTCAGGTTGTAGGTTTTTGCTCCGCAGAGGGCAAAAGTAGTGCCCTGTGCTGTGACACCCCAGTTTCCTGTTCCTGTTGCAGTAAAGGCATTTCCTGTTCCTGCAGTAAGACCGCCAGCCACTCCAGCTGGAGCAGCACCAGCGTAGACATACTCGGAAATACGAGCAAGAAGATCCTTGTAGTAAACTGCTTCAGTTGGGGAGGTGATTCCATCTTCAGACTTAGTAAGGAAAGTGAACTTCTCTACAATGTTGCCTGCGGTTCCTGTTACTGCACCAGTATCGTCAACAACGACAACATGAATTTCATCGTTCTTGGCACTTCTTTCAGAAGCATACTGTGATGTGCCTGGTTTTTCGGCAATAGTCTTCCAATAGACGGTTGAGTTTGTTAAACCAAGAGTTTGATCTACATACCAGTCTTTAGTGGTAGCACTAGTGAATGTTGCAATTCCTGCTCCAGCAGAACTGACAACACGAATTTGATTTGCATTCTCTGTAGTTGTAGTTCCTCTGGTGAATGAGAACACCGCTCCATCACCAACAGTACTAATTCCAGTGATTGTTCTGTCAACAAAGATAGTGGAAACACCGATTCCAGCAACCTTGGTTCCGACTGGTACTGTTGAATTTCCTCCAGTAACAGTAATTACATCGTTAACTGCAATGCCAGTGGTGACGATTCCAGTGATGGAAGAATCAAAAGCAGCATCAATAACACCAGCAGTGGTTGCTACACCGACTGTAGTTGAAACAGTAACACTAGTTGGTGCAGTCAGTGAAAGTTCTCCGCCCTGCTGATATTCAACTGCTACAGAAGTTCCTGCTGTAGAAACTCTATCAGTCAGTTTAACTGAGATTGTTCCAACTCCCAGTTCAGTGATGATTCCTCTCAGATAACCATCATAGGTTGAAGTTGATCCAGAACCTGCATTTACTCTACCGTCAATTGCTTGGGTGACGCCCATTCCAACGGTAAGACCAGAAGTGCTAACACCACTGATAGTTTGGTCTGCATATCCATCAATGATGCAGACTTTGAGGTTATTTGCCCATCTACCTGGGTTTTTGGAAGCATATGCCCAACCAGTAGCACTGCTATGGTTGTTTACATAGTCTTCGTAAGATTTAATTTTTACTGATCCTGTTCCTGCGCTATTAGCGTTATTCAGAGTAGCACCATCAGTTCTGAGAACTCTGAGGATACCGCCATATGACAGGTATGAAGACGCACTTAACCAGTAGTCATACTGCGCGTCTGTTGATAATGGCTTACCGAAAGTCTTGAGAAGATCTTGCTCAGTTTCAATGAGGATGGGTACATCAATTGGTCCCATCTCAAAAGGACCTGCAATTGCGCCCACTTGCTCATTTGCAGCATCCACTCTACCAATAGTCAAATCAACTTCTCTTACCTTGACGCCTGGGGATACTAAGTTAAGCGACATGTCTTTGCCTCGACAGAAGATTCATTTTTACTAAAACTATTTAGAATTTTGAACTCCTGGAGTGGGAAAACAGTGCATGAACAAATTTACCAGTCAGGATATTGCCATTGACCATTATCTACTTGTCTATTTTTAGTTACTCTTTTTTTGGTACACTCTTTGCATTCGTATGAATATGAAGATGGAAACATACCTCTATCTTTTCTTACAAGGTAAAATCCATCAATTAAATCTTTGGTCTCGCCACAACTTCGACACTTCCTTTTCTTGAACAGTAAGTGTTCTAAACTAAACTGCTCGTCAAAATCCATCAGTGATACTCCCACATGTATGATCTATCACCATATTCATCTGTATGCCAAAGATCACCATCTGCATCTACAAAAGAAGTATCATCCAATCCGTCAGACATAAACCCAAATGGTGCCATGTCTTGTTCGATTTGATTCTTCTGCTCTTCGTATAATCTCTTTCGAACATCCTGATCAGTCAGTTCCTTAAAGTAATCCTGCTGAACTAACCAAGCATAGATGACAAGACACATTGCAAGGTCATCATTACAACCTTCCTCTGCTTCGAATGATCTGTTCTTTTGAATGAATGTAGTCAGTTTTACTCATCTTGACACCAAGTTGAGTCTTTTTACCTGAAAATCCTTGTCCCACAACTTGACCTGCTCTACCTCTCATAGAACACATCAATAAGTTCTGATATTCGAGATCATATTGGAGAATACTTGCAACCTGATCTCCAATATCATTCACTTCACATAAAATGAATGCACTATTATAACTCTTTGCTACTTCCCAAATAATATTGGGGAACAGCATGGGTTTTATTTCATTGTTTCTATATTTTGCTACTACCTTATGTGGAAATTCTGTGATGTCTACAACTACAAACGCAGAATAGTCTTCACTGACTCCTCGGGCAACATCAACAGTTACCACATAATCATGTGCTTCTTCTGAAGGTTTATAGACATCTAATCCTGCATTTCTAGTTATTGGATTATCATACACTAATGTTCTGAGTTTACTTGGTGCAATTAAGGTATCAACAGATCCTAAGAATTCGCACTCAAACTCAACTTTGAATTGTTGTTCTGATGTGTTGGCAATAGTGGTTTCTTTCCACTCTTCATCTCTACCAGGAACTTCGGACCAATGAACATCAGTTGGAATATATTCATTTTTACGCTTCTCCGCATCATGCCACATGCGGTAGAAGTGATTCATACCATGTGGCGTAGATACGATAATTACTTTCGTGTTTTTACCAGAAGTAATAGTAGGATAAACAGATGCAAAGAACGAGTCAGCAACATGATTTGGGACGAACGCGAACTCGTCGAGAAAGAGGATGTTAAACGACATACCTCGGACAGCACTCGCAGATGTAGAAGCTGCCAATATTTTACTGCCATTCTCTAACTCCAAAGAACCCTTGTTCCAGGATATAATACCCTGTTGCATCCATTTTGGCAAGTTTTCGTAAGCAGTCTGTAACCTACCAAGTAGTTCTCTTGCAGTCGCTGCCTTGTTTGCCAAAATACCAATATTTACACTATCATTAAAAACAGCATAATGCAAAAGATAAGATACCACGGTTGTAGACTTTCCAGTCTGTCGTGGCATCTTGCAGATATTGAATCTATTGTTATGGAAATTATTGATAAGTTTTTCTTGGAAATGATAAGGATGGAATTGTGTCAATCCCTCATCGAGAGAAACAATCTTGATATAATTGTTTGCAAAATATACAGGATCTTGTTTGCATTTGATAAATTCAGCAATCTGTTCTTGCGTAAACTCAATAGGAGTATTCGCTTTCTTCAGATTGGGATTTCCAAGATAAACATTATCAGTCATAATTTACATTGTTCCTAACGACGCTACAGTTTCTTGTGTTTTTAGATATAATTTAGCGTAGCACTTTGCTACATCCCTCAGATCTTCTACCCTTGTTACACCATCAATTTCTCTAGCAATTTTGGTGTACTCAAAACTTTTATTTAAGTTTTCAAGTTTGATATCTTCTGGGTTCATTTTTTCCTCCTGCAAAGAGTAGCGGTAAAGTTGGATCTCTAAAAACTGGATTAAATGTAAGGACAATAGCGTTTGGATAAACTTTTCTAATTTCCTTTACAACTTCATCCTTTGATGGTCTTACAAAATTAGGGAAGAACATCTGTACATTCAGAGTCTTACCTCTCCAATTAAGGAGTATAGTATAAGTTCTACCTCTTTCCTGTACTCTAAGATACGCTTCTTTTACGCTTTTCTTTTTCTTGTCAGTGGATACATATGTTGGCTTTGCGGCACCAGTCTTATTTGGTTGATTTGGATCTGCTGCTCTTTTTCTTCTTTGAGCGGACTTACGCTCTTTTTCAGTCATTGATGCTCTTTTAGCAGAAGAAACACATTTTGGTGTTGACTTTTGACCTGGTTGACGAGCACAAGGTTTTCCTGATACTACTTGTACCCAACCTGGTTTACCACCTTTTGATTTTGATTTACCAAACCAAGCACGAAGACCTTCTTCATTAATTATTTCTTCTCTCCAGTTTGAATGTTCAACATCTTCATACGCTGAGTTTGCTGGATGAATAATAGATTTATTGAAGTTCTTTAATGTGAACATCTCCCACATCTTTGGTCCATAACTACATTCTTCCTTAAACTCATCCTTTCCACAGAGTTGACAGAATCTTTTTTCTTGCATTGATTCTTTCATTGCTTGTTTTCGGATGGTAGCGTAGTAAACTTTAATGCCTTCTTCTTTACCGTACTGTCTGATCATGTTTTTCTTCATGTCAGAATCATCATACTTTTTCTTTAAATTTGTGTCCCTTCTTTTTTGTACAGCAGTCATAACTGCTTCTGACACTTTCTTTTTTCTGCCCTGACAATGAGCCTTCTGCGAAAATCCTTTTGGATTATCACAGTTAATAGACTTCTTGTATTTGTCAGACCATTTCTTTTTCATTCTTTCTTAAACCCGTCTTTCAGAAGTTTCTGCAATTCTGCTGTTGATCCAACAAACAGTGCATTGTTTACGGTCGTAGGTGAAGATGACTTCTCTTCTTTATTTAGATCCTTCATCTTCTGCTGCAAATCAATCAGTTTATCTGATACATCACCGACACTTTTAATCAGTTGACCTACAACTTCATACGATCTTGGTTGTTGACCCTCTTGTGCTAATTCAAGAATACCATTAATTGCTTCTTGTCCTTTTTCAATTAAAGAATATAAGTTACCACGAGTATACTCATAATCTTTGATATGGTCTTCTTGTTTATTGATTTGCTTAAGTTGTTGTTTAGTTTCCTTTACAATTTCTCCCGCTTGAACTTCAATGTCCAACGAATCACTTATCTCGTCAAATTTTTCATTCATACATCTGTACCCTTAGTTGGACTATAAGTTCTACCATCACCAAAATCAAATCTCTCCTCACTAAATCCGAAGTCATCTCCGACTTCAATTAGAGCATCATCTGCAGCATTTACAGCGTCCACTGGAGTTGCTTGAATGTGGGAATCTGCAATCGTTCCATCTTCTCCTCTTCTAACAAGGAGAACATCATTAGTAATTTTTTTAATAAACATCAATTCGTTCTCAATTGCTATGTAAGTATCAACTGAGAGATTTGCTGCATTAGCAACCGTAAACTGAGTCTGTGTTGCATTAATATCTTCAGATAGACTTGTTACGCCATCATCATTATAATCTTTGAGTGCTCTTGGTTCTGCAATATATCTGACTTCTCTCTTAGGTGCCTTGATGTTTGTATTTGTATGATAATCGACCTGAACTTTCTTGATAAGTGCAGTATTATTATCTGCAATAGGACCGAACAGATATGTTTTTGCAGTAAAATCTAGAGTGTGAATAATAACTCTTTTTTCTTCAAATCCAGAATCATAATTATCGTCAAAATTAATTCCATCAAGAACCATTGGAACATCTCTCTTTTCCCCAATGGAGTCAACTAAGTCAATAGTTACATTGAATGATGGTTGGAATACAGGAAGAATCTGCTCAATAATTTGCATTGAATCTTCATTGTATTGAGTCATGATTGATAATCTAAATCCCAAATTATATGGAACTGGCATGAATACTTTTCTTGCCGATTTAGATCCATCTTTCGTAAATGCTTTAAATGTTTGCATTGTTGAAATTTTTCTGGAATTATCATATGAGATACTTACCAGTTCAAATGCAAGTCTTGGAAGAGTAATCGAAACTCTTTTTCTGGGATCTGGTTTTTGTTCTAATCTTGCCAGAAACTTCTCAGTTGGACCATAAGCAATGGGAACCTTCATAGTTGAGTAGTTAGACCCATCCTGCTTGGTGTGTCTTATCTCAACAGTATTGAAGAGAGTACCGAAAGCAATAATAGTCTTTCGTATAATCTCGTGATAATGATATGTTCCTAACATGATGTTATGGTTTGCCTATACTAACTATTTAGAACTCGCCAAATGGGTTCCTTTCACTAAAATCTAAGATTTCATCAGCAGCATTTTCAACTTCTATATTATCTGCATATTCATCATATTCATCCTGATCAGATATAGTCTTAATCTTGCGAGCAGCATCTGATCCGTTTTGAGTTGTTCCAATACCAACTACAATTTCATCCAAAGCAAAATTGCTGGATGTATTGGTAACTTGGAGGATACCAGTGTCTGAATCCCAATTCGCCACATGCGCTGTAGTGCCCGTAGAAACGCCTCTGACGAGTTCTCCATACAAATAGTTATCTGTATTAATTCCAGTCGCTGGGGCGCTTATAGTGACATTTGGTTGCAGTGTATAACCAATACCAGCGTTGGTGTAATTAATCGCTGTAACAACTCCAACCGTATTGAGCACCGCCACAGCAGTCGCTCTCGTTCCATTTGGATCTGCAGGAGCACCAACAGTTACTGATGGAGTTGATCCATATCCAACACCAGCGTTAGTAATAGTAAATGGACTCAAAGATCCAGATGAAATAATTGCAGTAGCAGCAGCACCAGTTCCATATTGATTCTGACTACGAATGGTAACTGTTGGTGGTGCTGTATATCCAAATCCAGGATTTACGATATCAATTCTTTCAATTGATTGCTCAAGTTGACCAGGAATATTAGTCATAACAGCAACAGCAGTTGCATTGATGCCTCTGCTTGGAGCAGTAGATATTCCGATTAGTGGTCTAGTTGTGTATCCAGTTCCATCATTGATCAAATCAATGGAAGATATAGATTGACCAGTTTGTAAAGTACTTAATGTCTTAGCAACAACAGCAGTTGCTGCAGCTGCAGTTGCCCCGAGACCCACCATGGTGAGTTTTGTTGTGTAGATAAAGTCAGATGCTGCCTGATCGACCACTTCGATTCCAGTATCGATATTTTCATCGAGAGCAGCATCAAATACTTCACAACTCAACTGATAAACATATAACTTATTCAGTTGATAGAAAGGTTTCTTTGCTTCAACATATTTGATTTCAAATAGAGTATTATCAAGAGGAAAATAAATTAAATCTCCCTCTTGTGGTCTAGAAGTCAATGAAACATTTTCTCCAGCAAGGAATGGACTAATGAAGTCTTCATACCTCTCTTTGGATATGATAAATGTTACTTGATCTGTAGACTGTACACCAAACTTGGATAAAATATCTCCACCACCTTGAAATCCTTCATAGTTAGAAAGATATGCTTCCAATCTAAATGAATCATCAAACTCAGATGCTATAGTTTCATTTAAGATAGAATCCTTGTTAATTATCTTTCTTGGAAGATAAAGAACATCTTGTCCATATATTTTTAACTGCTCGTTGATCAGATCTTGAACAAGTCTTTGTTCGCTATTTGATCCTTGTAAAAAGTAAGAATTTAATGGCATAATTCATCAACCTATCAAGTCAAGAGGTGGCATTTCGTAGGTATCCCTGAGTTCCTTATCTAACTCCTCTAATTCACCCACTGCATCATCAAAGAGTTGCCTTCCGTTCAACTGAACTCCACCTGGGAGAGATACACCATTGAATTTAATTAAGTTCTGTCCCCACTGCCTCTTAATCAATGCAGTAGTGTATTTCTTCAACCACCAGTCATTATATACTTTAGTTGCATCTGATGGATCAACTAATCTGTAGCAATCGAGAACAATAAACTGATCATCACTCATGCTACCAAAGTCGATATCAAGGTATAAACGACTTTGCTTCTTGTTAAATCTTAGTTGCACATCTGGAGTAATAATTCTACTCAAGTCTTCCAGATATGTCTTTGTCATTGTATAATTTAAAAGATCAAGTGCTCCGTAGTAATAAAGGTCATTCAGGAACAGTTGATATTTAATATTGAACAATCCGCTAGAAATAGTGCTATTGTCCATTTTGAATACTTTTTCAACACCTAAAACATGATCAGGGAGTTGAAGGAAGTTTTGTCCCTCTGTCCAATCAACAGAAGTTACACCAACAGTTGATGTTGCTGTGGTGGTAGTGATTCCAGTCTTTAGTGTTTCTTTTTCAGCAGCAGTAATTTTATGCTTTAAATATACTCTCTGAATTCCATCGAAGTGGTAATCTTGAAAATGTTGAATCGCATCATCCACCAAATCATCAATCTGGTCATCGTCTACATTAATTTCCAAGACAGGGTAACCCAGTCTCCTAAGACAATAATCAATTAGTTCTTGCCTGGTACTGGGTTTACTCATTCTTCGATACCTGCTTCCTGGTATTTATCTGGTGGTATTTGATTGAACTTCTTCTGCAACTCAAGATACTCTTTGTTTAGAGATTCGAGTTTAGATTCTAATAGAATATTCTGATTCATTAATGAAGAAATTTTAGAATGATAATTTCTAATCAAAATATTCACATCAACATCACTATTATTCATAAGTCTAGAAAGTTCCTCCGTCTAATGTATCAGTCCACATTGGTTTGCTGGTGTAGACCACAGTTCTTGAACTTGGTGTAATGGAAATACTAGCGCCATTTACAACCAGGTCATTAGTTGTGTCAAATGTTCCTTGTTCACCAATGATTGTTAAAGTAGTTCCTGCAGTGATCGAAGTCTTACAGACACCATATGCAGAACTGTTATTTTGCTGAGTGATTTGAGCACCAGCAGCGATTGTTGCTCCTGAAGGTAATGCAAGAGTAACTTCAGTGACAGCAGTCAGAATCTGTGTAGAAGTTCTGGTGCTTGTTGCTGTGCCAGGACCATCAGTAGATGATTGCAGACCGTTAGCATCGAAGAATACGACGCCATGAGTTGCAAAATCATTGGTCTGATAGTAGATACCCTTGATATCAAGGAAACCTCTAGTACCAGATACAACACTGTTGGTTACAGTTGCATCAGGAATATATGTCCATGCTCTAGCAATGGCAGAACTTCCTTCTCCAGTGCTGTCGTTGTAACCAAAGAATCCAGTTTTGTTATTTGCAACACCAGATCCAGTGTTATAGTCGAATGAAATACCACGGTCTGTATTGGTATCGAATCCGTGAGTGATTGTTACTTGAGTTGCTGTTGAAATACCAGGAGCAACTGTAGTACCAGTGAAGGTTACAACCTTACTTGATGTATTATAAGAAGCAACTGTACCAATACCAGAAGCATCAATGCCAGTTACTGCAATTTGGTCTCCAGTGTTAATTCCAACAACTGAATCCAGTTTAATTGTAGATATACCGACCGCAACAGTTGCTAAAACTGTTCTTGTGCTGGTTACATCTCCAATGTTAAAGATGGAATCGTTGACAGTAACATTATTTGAGTTAACGGTAGTTGTCGTACCATCAACTTGCAGATCACCTTTAACAACAACTGTACCTTCGTTACTCAGACCATCGGGATATGGGTCAATATAAAGAGTATTTCCACTTCCTGATGTTGTCTGGATTACATTGGATGAAATTCCAACAGAACCAAATGTTACTGGATTATTAAATGTAACATTTACACCAGTTCCAAAGTTCCAATCGGCACCTGTGACGAGAACTTTATCTGTACCATTTTCATCATATTCAATTTTGGCATCTTTATCATTACCAAAACTGAGATATGTATCATCAGCAATATTTACTTCACCAGTTCCATTAGTGACAAACTTAATATCACCATTAGAGTCGTTTGAATATATTGTGTTTCCATCAAGAGTCAGGTTATCAACTGACCACTGATCTACTCTTGGTAATCTGGCGACATTTCCTGTTCCTCCAGGATTACCAGAATTTCTAGTGTCCAGGACTGCAACAAATCCATTATCTGGAGTTGTTGGGTTGTCTTGACTCGCAACCAGTCCTGGTGCAATGCTTAGTAAGTCTGTGTAGTATCGACCACCAACTACCTGTGCGTTCTGTGCATTATCACCAGCAAAAAGTCTTCCGCCTTTATTGCCGTAAGTACCTACACCAACTGTAAGTCCAAGTTCACCAAAATTAAGACTAGCGGGAGCAACTACGCCCGTAGATCTTTTTACTCGTATAATGCTTGCCATGGCTTAGAAATTTCCTCCATTGATGTCCAAATTCTGGGTCGCTCCAGGCGTTAGTTCTAATGTTGCTTCCCACTTTGATGTAGTAGAATTATAAACAAGAACCATTCCGTTCTGTACACCACCTGAAATATCAACATCACTTAATGATCCTAATGTTCCGCCTCCACCAGAGAATGAAGAAAGAACTTTAACAGCATTTTGTGATCCAACTCTTACTTTGATGTCTGCCATATGTTTTAACTTGTGGTAACTCCAGCAGTAACAATCGCACTACCTTCAACTACTCTAGTTTTAATAGAACCATCACTAATCAGAACATCATATACATATCTACCAGGTTTTAATCCGTTAGTCACAGTTGATCCTAGAGAAATTCTCAATTGTCCCTGTGTGGGAGAGGGAAACGATACGGCAAATGATGCAGTTGTTGATAATGATGATGGGTGCTTCTTCATGAGAGAAGAACCAGTATAATTTGTTAAATCAAGAGGGGCATTTCCAGAGTCTTCAAGATTGAATGTCTGAATAAAATCAGTACCAACATCGATTACAATATTGCTTACATATGCTGCCATTACTACAATCAGTTGGGATCTATCTCTAGGTATTTATAAATCATTTTTTCACAATAGATTGGAGGAGTTCCTTTATCTCTTCTAAATCAGATTTCATTGTCTTTACATCATCTTTGAGTTTTTTCATTTCCATCTTTTCCTTGTACTTTGACTCGGAAAGTTTCATAAATTTGTCAAATTCGGTTTGATTCTGATTTACGATAGCATTAGACCTCACATCCCTAACTAGGGATGTGTCTGAGTCTACTTTCAAATAATTATTCATCTGTTGAGAATGATCTGAGGGCGATTGCTCTGAAGTCCTTAAGTCTAGGTGCCTGTGCTTGGTTTGTAGATGTCATGATCACTTTAATCATGAATCCATTGAACTGAGGAGTATTTTCAGCAGTAAACTTGTACTCACTAAATCCATTTTCAGTTTCATTTGGATTTACAACCTTATCGGAGGAACCATCAGAATTGAACGGAATGTATGCTTGTGATGCATCATTCATATCTTTTCTAAACAATTTGTAGAACACACGGATGTCAGCATCTGCTTCTCTATGTGCATCAAACTGTACAAAGAGTGAGTTTGAAGTAAATTCAAGTTCAATCTTTTTAGTTTCATAGATTCCAGCGTTAGGATCAGCACCAGGAGTTCTGACTCTTGCGTCAGTTTCATAGTCTGAAACCTTACTATTGACAAGGTTACTAACTGCAATAATATTTGTTGTCTCTAAATCTAGCAGAGGAGATACATCTGGGTTTGATGTCTGCATCAAGAACTCAAGAGCAAATGATTTTTCACCACCAAGCAATCCAGATTCATTTACTTTGGAAGCAACAATTCTTGGACTATCGAGGCGATTCAGTTTGTTAAGAGTCACTGGTTCATAACCCAAATCTTGGAATGATGCTTCGGAACCACTAATACTTGTTCCAGATGTAGTCTTAATTCTTGCAGAAACAGTTGTTCCTGAAGGATTGACCATGTTGAATGATGGATTAATATATTCGAATGGAATGTTCTGAGAAACCTGAACATTATTACCACCACCAACTCTAGTTGTTCCAAATGACTTACTAGTATCAGTAAGTTTTACATGATAACTATTGAATGTCTTTTCTCTAGGATCAATATTGTGCTCTTTGTTGATCTTCAGCAGTGATACTGAATTGAACTCATATTTGAACACATTTGTATTTCTAGCATGATTAGATTTGATACTAGAATCTACAACTCTACTTGCAACTGTGATATCATTGCTACTAATAGTATTGTAAGAAATAATTTCCTTATTAATCAGCAAGTAACCAGTATTTGCGGCACCGACTGGTGATCCTTCAAATGTAGCAAACGCAGAACCATCAGCAACTTTGATAATAGTTGTATCATTATCAACTGCTGCAGTAAGTGTAGTTGGTTTTACATCACTTTGTACATCATAGACTCTAAGTTTATTTGTACTTGCGTGCATACCATGATTATGGTGATCAAAGAGCATTGTTACACCATCTCTGATTGCATCATTAGTGACTGCTGTAGGAGCAAGCATATCAGCACCAACTCCTGCACTATTAAAGTAAGTGTATGCAACACCAGCGGAGATATTAGAGTCAACATCATCAACGATAAGTAAGTTTGTTGTTGATACAATTCCAACTGTTACTCTTACTCCAGATCCAGTTGCACCAATTGGATTGGCGAGAAGAAGATCTCCAACTGCATATCCAGATCCAGCAGAGGTAACATTGATTGAAGTGACTGCACCGCTACCAACTACGACTGTAGCAACAACAGAACTTCCAACTCCAGTCAGTGGTGTAAATTCAACTCCAGTGAATGTTCCGTCTGTAAGTCCAATTCCAGCAGAAGTAAGTGTGAGCGAACTTGCATTTAAACCAAGTGGTCCACCAACTGATACAATTTTACCGCTATTTGCACCCTGTCTGATTTCATTACCAGCAACAAATGTTGTGGTTGTATCGGCAATCGAAACTCTCTGTCTCTTAGAATATGCTGTGACTGGGTTGTTCTTTCTGATTCTTCCAAGTGGAAGTTCACTATTGTAGAAGATAACAGAAGAGGCAGTATTAGTTACAAACTTCGCTTTATTGAGTGTAAACTTAAGGTCTTCCAACTGACTTGGTGTCCAAGTAGACTGGTTTTGAGACTTGAACAGAGATCCAAGATATGGTTGTCTATTATAAACCGCTTTGAGAAGAAGATCTTCCTCACCCATTCGAGTGATGAATGTCAAGTACTTCTCTGTTGGTGCGATCAGAACCAGAGCATATTCATATCCTGCCTGAAGATAAACAGGAGAGTTGAACTTAAAGTTAGTTGCAACACTACCATCATCAGAAGTCAATACATCTGATGGTTCAATATTTACTTGACCAAATGGAACAACAGTTGTTGTTGGAGTACCATCTCTCATAGTTCTAATTTGAACCGTTACTGGAATAGTATTGTCTTTGGTCTTAAAGAACAGATCTCCACCAGTAATAAAGACACCATCAGACTTATTATCAGTATCGACTAAGAATGATTGAGCAAGAGGATCATACCATCCACCGAAAGTAGTTTGATTTTCGGTGATAGTTTCTCTTGTAAGTTCTTGAGTGACTCTTGAAATTGGTTGGTCTGTACCAATTTGTCTTCTTTCTACTTCTGGTGTTTTAATAGAGAGAGTTTGCTCTTGAACATTTCTAGCATATCCAGTTGCAACATAATCAGTTTCTGCAGAACTTTCACCTGGATCAAGTCTAGCAGGATTAGAAGCAACTGTTGTCAATCTGATTGTATTTGTTCCAGTTGTAAACTTAGGATTTGAAGCAATCTTAGGATCTGGAATATGAAGTGAGAATCTAAGTTCACCTTTTTCATCTGTAATCAGTTCTGTTCCTGTTACTCTTGCTTCAGCAGTGCCACTTAAGTTGACAAGAGACATTCCAGTCTTAACATATCCAAGATGGTCTGGTGTAACTTGACTTGCAAGTCCAGGAAGATCGATGTTTATTTGTGTCGAAGTTCCAGAATAAGAGGAAGATGTATTTGGTAATTTTTTCGTTGGTGCATTGAATGGACCTTCTTCATGGTCATGATCAGCAAGACGCAATCTGATACTTGGTGCCCCAGCAATATATCCACCAACATTATCAACAATGTCACCAGTTTGGAATGATCCTCTAACCATTTCAACTTTCAATTGTTTTGGAATTGCATATTCATTCATGTCAACATTTTCCATGAAGACATAATACCTTGTATTTGCTTTCAATCTCTTAGCAACAACTTCAAGATTTCTTGAACGACAATTGTGAACAACATCAACACCTACAACTCTTTCGCCAAGACTAATTCTTTCTTCACCAGCAGAAAGTTGGAATCCAAAAGTTCTTTCGATTCCAGTTGTATTGATGGTTTGAAGTCTTTCACGATCAAGAGTTACTCTATCAGTTGTAACTTGACGGATACCTGGTCCTCGTTCTGTCCTGCTGCTAATTCTTTGCCTGTTTAATATGGTATCTGTTACTTCTTCCTCAATAACTTCACGACCAGTCCATGTCTGTTCTGCAGAATTCCAGAAACTTGCAGACATACCACCATTCTCACGATCTTCAATACCGAGAAGATCTGCCATTCCGTTGAATACGGAATCAACTCTAACAATATCTGGAGTTGGAAGAACAACTTCTTCAATCCAAAAATCTGAAGCAGGATTCAGTTCAATAGCACCAGCAAAAAGTGCAATATGGAATGGATTGAGGTTTTCGGTCCTTGTTGCCAGGGGTTGATCAACAAAAGTTACTTCTTCAAATGCAAGAGTCAATCCAGAACCATTTCTGGTAATATTACTATCAGCAAAATCTTCTGCCCAACGATAATCTGCATTTACTGGATCTGCTGCTGTAGAAACAGTTTCAAACTGAAGTGCAACATTTCTCTCAGTAGATCTTGGACGACATTCTCCACGAGTCATGTCAATGTCAAAGAATGAATCACCTTCTAAATTGTGAGAACTATGATTTCTAAAATTATCTACAAAGAATCCAGATTTAAATTTATCTAATCCTGTGCTTGGATCTTTGATTGAGAGATTCTTCGTATCAGTCTCAAGTAATGAGAGTGTTGTATAGTTTTCAAGGGTCTTTACTCTATGCTCAAGTCCACCAATGTCTCTCATAGTAAATCTCTTATGAGAAATCATTCTCAGTTGAGAATCAAAGGTTGCATTAATCATATAAGGTTGCATTGAGATTACACCAACCTCAAATCCCTCACTATTTGCAACAGGTGCTTTTGGATACTCAGAAGGTTCTCCATTCTTAAGTTCAAACGCTCCTTCTTTGGTGAGATAAAGTCTATCTGTTCTTCCAAGGTAATATTCATAATCAAGTACAATCGTTTTGTCTGTTACTGCAGGTTCTGACTTTGTGCTTGTAAAAGTTCTAGATTCAAAACTGAATGGAGAATCTGCAGAAGAAAGCGAATATGCATCTACTCTTGGTCTCAAATCAATGAAATCCGATGCTCTTTGATCAATGACAAATGGAATCTGTTTAGCATAATCAAGAGAATTGTAACTATTAACAGACTCTACAGTTCCTGTGCTTTCATCTGTTGAGAAGAAGTCAAAGATAATTCTAATTTTTCTTGTTGGTTCTGGAGCGTCAGCCTTTCTAGTGATTCTTGCAAAATCACAAAACTCTTCTCTATGTCCATCATCAAAAATATAATTAGAAGTGATGTTTCTATCACCAATATTAACTGTATTAAGAATTGCGGTAATTCCAGACTCACTCAATGAAATTTGTTCCTCTAATTCAAATCTCTTATCATTTTCATATACAAAGTCTAACTGTGTGCCGCTGACAATACTTACAACCTTAGCAACTGCTCCAGAAGAAGATCCAATAAATGTTTCTCCGATAATTACATTATTAGTAAATGTATCACTCTGAGATGAAACAATAATCGAAGGCAGATCTGGATTTGCAGTATCATTCGACTCAAATATTCCTAAAATTCTAAGAGCGTCAGGAACATTTAAAGAAATCGTGTCATCCTGAACTCTGGTTCCATATACTGCACTATATGTAAGTCCATCATTGAAAGTTGTAGATCCAATACCTGATCCCGCTTTATGAGATCTATCTACGATGAGATCAGAACATCTAGTAACAGTTTTTACCTTCGATGTTAATTTGGTTCTCTTTGCAGTTATAGTTAATGTTGCATTTCCAGTTCTAGACAGATTAATAATAGTAATCTGTTTCAGATCTGCACTAATAGTTACTTGAGAACTTCTGATAAGTTCCTTATGTCCAGTTTCCCAAGTTAAAATATAATTAGTTTCAGTATATGGCTCTAAAATTAAATCATTATCTCCAAGATCATTTACATTGAAGGAGAAAGTAGTTCCTGTTACATTTGCAGTAATTTGCTTTCTTACAATATAGTTACTATCAAGTAAATTTATAGATGATACAAATGGATTTTGTAAATTGATAATTTTTCCTGCATCGTCTGCTTTTTCCAATACAGGAACAACAACTCTTGCATCAGTTGGAGATGATCCTGTTACTGCACCAACATTAACACCTGCTTCTGTGTTAGTGGCAGCAACAACTACTGTGGCACCATTATTTGCAAAACTTGCAACTCTATTGAATACTGGTGTAGTTAGTGATGGAACTCCATATGCAATAATATCACCGACTTTGAGATATGCACGGAAATCACTTATACTTGCTCCTGTGATATTTCCATTTGCATTGATATCCAATTCTGTACCAGTTGGGAATACAAACTTGTCCTTAGTTAATGCCAAGTTTGCAGCAAAAGTAGATACACCAACAGTTCTACCAACTGACTTTACATCAGAAATATCATGATCTGTAATTACTGTGATATTTCTACCAGCATCCAGTCCATCAATTTCAATTGGTTCATTAAGTTGGAATTGTCCACTTACATCTCTCAGTTTGAATGTGGTTGAATTGGATACTGCATCAACAGTGATTCCAGTCGCTCCACTGAACTTTCCTTTTACATGTGCAGCGTTTTGTGCTGTTAGTGCAAACCCAACAGTAATGTTTGTAAATGTTTGAATGTCGAAAAGTTTTAAATCATATCTAGATGTTCCCACACCTGAGATAACTTTTTGACTAAAATCGTAAACTCTTGCATTACCAATTTGATTACCAGAAGTAGGCAATCCAGTAGCAGGAAGTCTTTGGTCTCTTAACTCTACAAAATATGACATTCCGAGAGTTGGAGAACCGTAAACATTCTCAACTTGAACATTGTTTCCAATTCTAACTGGAACTCCAACATTCTCTTTTGATCTAGTAGTTCTTGGTTTTACAACATCGATTGAAGATGTTGAAACTTTATCAATTTCATATCCCCTTACATATGCTTTACCAGGAGATATTTGAAGTGTAAAGATATCATCAGATGGAGTATTACCATTCTGAGTCAGTTGAGTTGGAAGGTATATACCATTATTGCCAATTCTATCATTTAAAGATTCTTTGATGTCAATAGAGAATGGTCTAATGTAATAATCTCCAGACTCATCATATGTTCTTCTTGCTAATTCATCTTTGAAGATGTTATAATCTGTTTTATTAACAATTTTTTCTACAACTCCATTGTCAACACGGAGAAGTTCTACAAAATTGACATCATTATTATCATTTAATGATTTTTTAGTTAAAGATGCAGAGAGTTTAAATCTATCAGCTCCAGGAGCAGACTCGTTTGAAAATCCTTGTGCATTATCATAAAGATCAGGATACTCTGAAGAAGCTGTTACAATTTCTTCTTTGATGAGGAGACCAACTTTATACGATGGTGTATCAGAGTATTGATCAAGGACAACAGTAGATGTAGGTGCTTTTACAAAGTAACCTCTAACAAAAAATACTCCTTCACTTAAAGACGCAGAAGAACCAGTTTTTGTTGACTCAGAAACAATACACCTAGCAAATAAATTATTTGCTGCAATCGTAGTAGATGAGAAATTAATATCAGATAAAGTGATCAGATTTTCACCATCTTGGAATGTCTTTGATACACCATCCGTTCCAGAACCACTATACTTAACATATAAAGTATCAAACCCCTCTTCAGATTCGACTGTAGTCAGTCTGTTTACTACAGTTGCTCTTACTCCAGAAGTCTCTCCTTCAATTTCAATCTTGTTATCGGCAAGATATTTTGTATAGGATGAAACAGGAATATCTAAGAAAGTTGGATCAATTCTTACTGCAAAGTAACTGTTATCATAAAAAATTCCACCTGGAATAACTACAGATCCTTCTTTAAAGAAGTGTTGTCCAAACTTTTCAATCTGTCCCTGAAGAATAGATTGAAGTGTAGTTAATTCCCTAGACTGGATTGGGTATCCAGGCTTGAACAGAACCTTATTATAGTTCTTGTCTTCATTAAAATCATCAAAATATGGAGAGACATTTAAATTGGTGTTCTGGGTCATGTTCTTAGAACTCTACTACGATTTTTACTTCTTCTTTTTGTGATGAGGACCTTGTAATTGGTGCTCTATTGTCAATGTAAATAATTTCACCTGAATATCTTTCAACATCTGGATTTGCTTTTCCTAAGTTAAAAGTTTGTCCCAGTTCAATAATTTTTCCACCAACAGTTGTGGTATTTTGATTGTCAAATGTAATATCAGGTATCAATGCATTTCCACTTACTGTTGTACAAGTAATTGTATTTGCAGTTCCAACGAAATCAAAAAGTCTGAATCCATTGTTTGCGATTGTTGATAGTCCAACTGGTTGATAGTATTTTAATACTCCAGTATTTCTATTCCATGATGCAACATAACCAACCGCAGTAGAACCAACACCAACTGTTTGTCTTATCTCTGCATTTACTGGATATACAGTGTCAGATGTATGTCCAGCACCGACTGGTTTCAGTTTTAATGCACCAAGATTTGTTGCGGTAGAAGTATTTATTAACTGTGTCTGACTTCCATGTACACGAGGATTTTTGACTAAACCAACTCTTGAGAAGGTATTTCCAATCACATAATCAGGATCTGCATCATACTTTGAATAAACCATAACTCTGTATGCACCAAGTTCACGGTAAACATCATTTCCATGACCACCTTTTGGTGGTACTGGCACTTCAAATACTGCTCCAGAACCAGATGTTACTGGAGTTGATCCACCTGATATAGTGCTAAAGTTTAATAACGCTTTTGTATATCCTGTACCACCACTTGTAACTGTAACCGAAGTTACCTCTCCACCAGTAATCGTAACTGAGGCAAGTCCACCACTACCATCACCAAGAATTGGAACATTGGAAACTGTTCCTGTGGTTGCACCACCTTGCAGAACATATCCAGACCCTCTAGACTTAATTACAACAGTTTCAATCTTTCCATCAATTGAAGCACCTTTAACTGCTGCTGTAGTGACATCTCCCCAATTTCCTGGAACTGGAATATATTTCTCTGTGGTAAATTTGATGATGTCTGCTGGAGAAATTGTAAACAGGTATTTCCACAAGTAACCATCCGCACCATTGCCTGCAACCTGTGGAACTGTATCTACAAAATTTGGTTCGTTTAATGATTTTTGACCAGTTGGGTAATCTGGATTTGCTCCATTATTCAAGCAAAGATAAACTTTGAATTCGGAGTTTACAACATAAAATCGAGACTCATACAGAGTTTTTGAACTTGTTTGTGGTGCTGCATTATAAACATCATAATTATTTCTATACATGTCATAAGTGACACCTGAAGTCCAATCAACTCTAGGTACTACTCTTGCAACATCATTTGTCGTAACTCTTTTCAAAAAGAGCATAGAATCATGATATGAATCCTCTTGCTCAAAGGAATCCTTTGGTTCTGGAGGATTTGTTGACCAATCACTCGTTCCATAATTACCAATTGCAGTATTATTTGGATTTGGATGACCCAAGAAAGTGTAATAATAATTAGCGGTCGTACCAATACCCGTCAAACTTTTTGAAAAAGTTTCCGCATTCAATATTCTAAATTGATCAGTGATTATGGCAGGCATGTCGAGCGTTTTTTTGATTATTTATACTGAATTTAGTAAGCTACTCTTAATTGCAGGAGTCTTGACACATGTGCTGATGTTTCAATACCAGCGATTCCATTTTGATTATAGAAAGTAAATGACTTAGCAGTAGATACTGATCTAGTTCCTGTATTTATGGCACCCCAACTATATGTTCCAAAAGTTGCAGAATTTGGTTGATTTGCAGTATTAATTCCTGTAAGAGAATTGACATTAGCAGATACACGAATTGTTGAAGATCCAATAGAAGTAACTTTACTTGCATAGTAAACATTATCAATGAAACTATTACCTATAGCAACAACAGAATTCACATCTCCAATAATTGATGTAACTCCTGCACCAAGAGTAGTATTTCTAATTACAAAATAATCTCCAACAGCAATTCCTGGTTTAGAAACTTTACCTGCAGGGGCAGCACTATCATAAATCACATCACTTGGTCGTAAGTCGAATTCAATCATCGGTGTTGTAGTGTTAATGCCACTGGTACTAGCACCAATACTGGTAATCACACCATAATCACCAGAATAAGTAACATTCTTAAATTCTTCCACAACCACTGTAGTTCCAACACCAACTACTCTAATATCATTCAATGTTTGTCCAAGATTATCTACATTCTGGAATGCCCAAGAATCATTGATGTACATCTTAGTTGAAGTCTCATCAAAAGGAGCAATAAGATTACTTGCTGGGAAATATTGTGGTTCAAGATAATCTCTTTCTTTGGAGATAACAATACCATCAATAATTAAGTCAGAAGTCTGTTTAGTCCATTCTACAGGTCTCTTAAATGTGGAATCAGTTACAATGCCAACACCACCATATGTTTCAGTCTCTACAGTATCAGAAGCAATCAATTCATAAATGATTCTCTGATTTTGTGAAGAAATTCTATCTTGCTGTTGTAGTCTAAGTCTATCACCAGGTTTGATTGATTCATCAACATCAATTTCTCTGAAGTCAGCAGAAGAACCAGTATAGAAGTAAATTCTAAAATTACTTCCAGGTTTTGGTGCTTCTTTAAATTCTAATCGTGTACCACTTGTAAACACATAATCAACATTTGGTTTTTGTAAGACATCATTTAAGAATATCAACAGATTGTTAGCAAGTATGATTCCAGAACCCTGTTTTGCTACAATACTGTAGTATTCTTTGTTTACAGTTGTTCTAGTAAGTAAGAATGATTTTCTAAAACCATTGAATTGATTGCTGAAATCATCCAGTTCAAGAAGTTGACCAAATGTCCATCCAGCAAACTTATCTTGATACTTATTGACAACAGTAACTACAAAATTACTTGTTCCAATTCCTACTGTATTGAATGGAATACCAGTGAGTGAAAGAACATCACCAACTTCATAACCTGATCCACGATCTGACATATTGAAGTTTACAATACTTCCACCAGTACCAACTACAACATCCATTTTGGCACCAGATCCATTGCCACCAACAAGACCTAGATTTCTATATGGGGCAGGGGCCTCAACTGTAACTAATGGTGGGTTTGATGCACTATATCCAGAACCTCCTGCAGCAACAGTAAATCCAGTTATAACACCATTTGCCACAGTTGCAATTACTGAAGCACCCACACCAACGCCAAGAGTGTCAGCGATAGAAACTCTAGGAGCACTTATGTACCCAGATCCACCTGTAGAAACTCCAACAGATTGGACGGCACCACTGGAAACAGTTGCAAATCCAACTGCTTGTCTTGGAATTTGATATCCACTACCAATACCAACTGAGAACTCGTTGATAATACCACCTTTTGGAAGATCACCATTTGGTCCAGTTCCAGTGAAGTCAATAGTTTGACCAACACCAGTTATCTGATAATCTGAATTTTGAATAGATCCAACATCACCAAAGAATGGTTTTTGGAAAATATTGTCAATGAGAATAGCACCAAAACTAGAGTTAATTCCTGTAACTGTTTGTCCATTTAATTTGAGATCAAATGTATCAGTAGAACCATCAAACTGCTCAGAAATATCATCGAGGATTACATTATTAGTATAATCTAGTCTATAATATGCTCTACCAGCAAATGTAGATTTGGTGGTTAAACTTCCAATTCCAGTTGGACCATATGGAACATCAGTGAAGTAAAGTTTTCCATGATCAATTCTATAGTCTCCAGAAAGAACTGTGGTTGCAGCACCTACAGTATGTGCAGCGGCAACTGTTCCCATTTGACCACGAATGACAGCAAGTCTGTTTGTTAATCCAACTCCTACTAACTGAACTTTAAGTATCTCATCTTCAATCTTGATAAGAGACTTACCTTTGATATTTGAGATATCATTTACTGTTACTGTGGTTGAACCAATTCCCACTGCTTGTGAGAGACCAATACTAACATCCTTTCTGGCAACAGGACTTTGAATTATATTATCAACTGTGATAATTGCTCTAGAGGTTGCAACATCACTTGGAACTGCAAAACTATGTGTAGATCCAATTCCTGTTATTGAATCGAAATCAACAGATGTTCCTGCAGTAGCCTCAGATGATCCTATTGCAAGTTTGAATTGATCATCAGTAATCTTAATAGCAAAAACTTCACTTGGTAATTTATCAGTTGCAGCAATGCCAATTCCTGGAGAACTTGTAGTATTGATTCCAATAGTTGTGCCAGTATTCTGTGAATTATTGGTTGGAGAATATACAAGTCTTTCTCCAGTATTGAAATTATGTCGAGGGATTGTTATTGTATTTGTTGATGTATCAATTGCTGCTGGGTCAAAGGTATGATAGAAAAGAGTATCCCCACCAGTAAAGACAGAGAATGTGGACATACCCACTATTCCACCACCAATACTAGTTGTATATCCAGTAAACTGAGAACTGATATCATCAATCAGTAATACCTTGTTTGTAATTGATTCGTTGTAATCGGTGATCACCTTAGAATCAAATATAATAAACTTAGACAAGTTTGATACATTTGTATCTTCAGACGCAAGATCATAGAACATTCTGGTATGTACAGATGCACTACTTGGAATTACAACATCAAGATCAAGTTGAGTATCTGTAATACTCATTCCGACTCTGGTTCCAGCACCATTAAGGACTTGAAGATCTGAGAAATTTTTGTAACCAGAAGTGTGATCCAAACTATTGACAGACTCTTTCCAATGCTCATATGCAACTTCACCACGAATACTGTATGAGAATCTTTGATAATAGTCACTATCGTGAATATTTTGTAAAGAGGAATTTAATTTACCAATATCGTCTTTCCATTCACTTGCATCTTCTACTGTGCTTCCAACATTTACATCAAAATCAAACTCAAATACATCTTCAACAGTTGCTTTAAAGTTTCCAACCTGTCCTCTAATAATATCTCCTTTCTTGAAGGATTTTGAAACATTTTTAACCTTTAATGTTTGAGTTTGTGCATCCCATCCATTTGAAGCAACAGATCCAAATACTTCTCCACTATTCAGAATAATTTTTTCATTTTCTAAGAATTGAATCTTTTCAAACTCTGGAGTAAATACCGCCAATTCATCTGCTTTGATAACTCTACCAAATGAATTTGTTGCATCAAATGATCCTCCAGTAGATCCAATTCCTGCAATAGAATACGATACACTTTCTGTTCCAGATACAGTGTTAATTCCAGTTACAGTAAAGTAACTATAGTCATAATCACTGGAATTATATCCATCTGCAGTATTTGTGATTTTTATATTTTCAACGAAAATTTTATCATTGATTGCAAATGGGAATGGATTTGCTGTAGTAAATCCAGCATTAGGTGCTCTAAGAGAAAGAGTATTTGTTCCCAAACTAGAAACAGCATTAGTTACTCTAACGCCATTGGAATTAACTATTGGAACAATTCTAAGATCTTCGCTCAGATTACTATCATTGGAGATAATTTCAACATTAAACACTGAACTACTTTGAAGAGTTGTTCTAGTCTGAATATTTGTGTTTCCGATAGCAACTACAATTGGAGCAGATGTGTAATTTCTTCCTCCTGTATTGATTCCAATGCTCTTCAGAGTTGAAACATTTTTTAATTTGAGAACTACATTTGAATCTGCTTTTGGTGTTAAGGTTTTATCTTCTAAGAATTCAATTCCTTGCTGAATTACCTTATCATCAGAAATTTGACCAATATCTGTAGCATTTACCTTTAAGATAGCAGCAGATCCAGTAGTTGATGCGATTGATGTTACAACTGGAAGTTCTTTTAAATCTTTTCCAGAATTGACAACCTTGACAGAATGAATTCCACCTTTCTCAAAAGTAGAACTTGTAGAATAAAATGCACTACTAAATCCTGCAGCAGTATATGAGGTTGTTTCTGCACTTCCAACTAAAGTAAAGTCAAATGTAGTAGATCCAACTGATGTGATTCTATGCTTTTTGCTATACCTGGACTCAACTACAGAAATATTTGAATATAAATTTACATCGGTATCAGCAGATGTTGGGTAAGTATTTGTATACTTTATTCCATCACCTTCAATTCTGTAAAATAGTTCTTTTGGAAGATCATTTGAAACATCAATACTAATTACTGTGGATGTATTTGAATCTCCAAATGTTCCTATTTTTTTAATTGAACTAGACTCATATCTAGATTCAAATTTATTATCCGTATAGAAGTTAATATCATAGTCGATAAGACTTGCATCTGAGGCAGCAATAGAAACTTTTCCACCTCTGTAAAACTCTAGTCTTGGATTGATCTTAGATATTTCATGTGTTCCATGACCTTGATTTGAGATTATAATATTTTCATATGGGAACTTAGAAACATCTAATTTATTATCAGCTAATTTGATCTTATCATCAGAAATTTTAATTACATAATACTCTCTATTATTTTGTAGTGGAGTTGCTATACCAACAGAGTTTGTATAGATTACAATGTCACCAGTCTCAAAATCATGTCTCTCAATAGTAATTTCTGATGTTGATCCAACAGCAACTGCAGTAGAAGCAAAAGATACTGGATTAACTACAAGTTTCTTTGCTACATTATTGAACTTAAATGCATATTCTTGTGTTCTACTAGGAGTTACATTTAATCTAACTTCATCCTTTTGCTTTAATGTATGTTGAGTATCAAGAACAACTTGTGCAGATACTTTTTTAGCAACAGCAGTAAGATTTTCCTTCTGCACCTCAAATGAATGATTGTTACCATTTACACTCGTAAAGTAAATGTAAGCGGAGGTAGAAATTCCAGACTTAGTTGTTGAAATACCAATAAAATCTTTTGCAAATTTTACCGTATATAAAGATGATGCAACATCATCAAGCAAGAAAGTACTACTAAGATCAAAATTTGGAGATGCAAAGACAGATCCACCAGCAGAAACATATTCTACTTTGTCACCAGTATTAAATCTGTGATTTGGAAGATATATTGCTCTAGGAGGAACGGAAACTGTAATATCTGTGCTACCAGCAACTCCAACAACTACTGAACTATATGTTGTTCCGATTCCAACAGAATTTGGTGCATCAAATGTCTGCTTGTGTCCAAAATCAATATTTTTGTTTTCTAATTTGGTTTCAAATTCAAATGTAAAGAGTGTTGGAGTCTTACTTACTGCAACACCATTATTATGTGCAGTTGCTGCAGTATTATTATGTGATCTGGTAACTTTATATTTGTTATTGACTGTATCAACATTAGTAATCAACATTTGTTCATTACCAATTGTGATTACATCACCCTTACTAAATTTGCGGGTGATTGTAGGTTCTGATATTTGAATTGATGTAGAAAGACCTGTGACAGTAGTTGCAGCAATACCAGCAGAAAGAGTGGAAGAAACTGTACTTACACCAACGGTTCTAAATCCTTCAATATTTTTGTAGAGTGATGAAGAAATACCAGAAATTTCTACAATATCAGAATCGACAAATCCATGAGGTAGTGTAGAAATACCAGTTATCTTATTATCTTTTACTGATAAAGCTATATTTTCAACTACATTATCAGTTGTTGTTATTGAGTTAATATTTCTTCCGAGAATTTCTTGAATTTCGGCATCAATAGATGTGTCAGAAAGATTAACCTGTTCTCCAACTTTGTAATTTTTTCCAGAATTTTCTACAGTAACAGAATTAATTTTAGAACTCTTTACTGAAGATACTTCAATGATAGAATTGGATTGTAATATTTCAGAAAGGAAAGGATAATCTCTAGAAGGATCATCTAATCCTAATTGTGTCACAACTCTCTTATACTCGCCACTATTCAGATGTTCATCTAATTGATTAACTGATAAGTCATAATTAAATTCATCAGAGTGATTGTAATGGGATTTAGTGATATATGGATATGCAAGATTTCCATTAACATCTAATGTTGAGAAATATGCATATGTTCCATTTGGAAAATCTGAGTTTACAAGATATCTACCATTATATTCATCAAGATCACCACTTGCTTTATAGACATAATCTTGTGCAAAATATCCATTAGCGAAACCAGGTGGTCTTAAATCAGGTGTTGTGACTACATCTACCTCATAACTTGAATATATTTTCTTAACACCACCAGTTCCAGTATTATCAGGAATTGCTTTTCCATTTCCATATGGACCATAGATTGGGTTTCCATCATATGCCCAACCAATGATTGGTGAATGTGAAAGACCAGTGGTTTTTTCTGCTAGTGCTCCTCCACCTTGAGTGACAATATTGTCACTAAGTAGATTTCTATAAAATTTACCTGGATAGAATGAAACTAATTTATTTTGTCTTGATGATGAAATTGATTTAGTTTGAACCAAATCTTTATATAAAACATTACTCAGAATATTTGAATATCTTTCAATATTATTAATTTTCCATTCGTGAACTTCAGAATTTAATTTTACATCCTTTCCTGTTGGAATAACTTCAACAACTGTATCATCGTCATACCCACTTCCGCCATCAATGATAGTAATTGCAGTAATTACACCATTAACAGTGGTTGCAGTTAGTTCTGCAAGTCTTCCCTTTCCAACAACTCTTACAGTTGGTGGTGTAGTATATTCAGATCCTCCATCTGCAATATAAACACTTTGAATTTTTCCTGCAGACACTAAAGGTCTAATGTCAGCATCTTTTCCTGTAAGAACTTTTACTTGTGGAGTCTTATTGTAATTTACAATGTCACTCGAACCATATCCAACTCCACCAGAGCGTATGAAGACACTTTCTAAACTACCACGCACAACTGGAGTTCCAGTCGCATTGTAATATGATGGAACACTGGTAGTTTCGCCAACAGATACTAATCCATTTATTGAAACTACAATATCAGGATATTTGAAAGTGTGTGTCCCAACTCCAACACTAGAAAGATCAGCATAAACTTGATTATCATAATTTACACTAGTAATACTTGACGCTGTTCCTGCTTCGCTTAGTTTAAATCTATGATCATCTAATACAGTTACTTTATAATATGATGATGCTGTTAATCCTGTTATAGAAGTTCCATCTACAGAATATACTACATTATCACCATTTTTGAATTTATGATTTCTTGCATAGATGTAATTATTTTCTACATTCACTCCAACAAAAGAAGAGAAAATATCTTTTTGATCTGAAGGAGGCCAAGCAATACCATCAACAACTACCTTTTTGTTTGAAAAGTCATTGCTACTTTGATTTACAACGATTTTATCAATTACTTTTCTAATTTGTCTTGATCTCAATGTGTGGTCTTGATTACCAAAGGCATTGAAATCAATCAGATTAGTTTTTGCCAAAGCATCTGCTCTTGAAATAGCAAGAGAGTATGATGTATTATCATGCTTTGCAACAAAATAAGTTGCTCCAGATGATAATCTATCAGTAGAAAAACCAACTGCAGTGCTACCAATACCAACTGGTGTTCCAGTTGCAACATATGTAACTTCTTCGCCATCTAAGAATCTATGTTCACTTGTGGTCGTTACTTTGTCAGTTAAAAGATTTACATTAAAATCTGTAAATGATGATGAATGAGTAAATCCTCTCATTCTTGCTTCACATATAGATGATGTTCCATTTCCACCAGAAATAGTTACAGATGGTGTTTCAATATAATTGAAACCAGGATTTGTTAATACAATGCCTTCAATTTTTCCTTCAAAGTTTCCATGGACCACTGATCCAGATCCAACAGTATCTGCAACAGAAACTTGTGGTGCATTTATAATATCAAATCCAGATCCCGCGTCTAAAATATTAACCTGTTCAACTTGACCATAAAAAATTGCATCTGATGAAATTGGTGAATCAAACTCAACACCATTCAATGCCACACCTACAGCACCTGTAATATCTTTATGATTTGTTGCTGGTTTTGGTGTCTTATTGATCTTTTTAAAATTATTTTGATTGATCAATGAAGAACCATATAAAGATGATGGGGTTATGTTTGTTTGATCGCTGTAAACTTTTTCTCCATTCAAAAATCCATGTGCATTGATATTGATTGCATTAGTAGCATATACTTTGTTCTCAATAGCAGATGGACTAAGTGCTAATCTAATATTATTATTATCAACTACATGCACATAGTAAGTTCCTGTTGTAATTCCAACAGATGCTGCTTTAGCACGATTTGTGGTATCAATAGATTCATATGAAGGATATCCAGAGAAGGCAACATATGTATTTTTATTTTTATCTACAAAGGAATTTTGAATATTCGATAATACATTTCCACTCAAAAGATTTGTAGAAGCAAAATTTAATTTTTTCTTGACAATATATGGAACACCATTTTGTAATGTTCCAGAACCAATCTGAAACTCAAGTGAATTATTGACAGAAGTTACTTGAGCATCTAATACAACTGGACCTCTAGTTTCTTTTAAGAGGATATCGACTTTATCACCAACATGCAAATAATGATCAACTTCTGTAGTAAGGGCATTAGAAGCGGGTACTACAGAAGTAACATTTGTGAATGTAATATTGTTGTAGAACCAGGTATTGAATTTTTTATCATCTTGATCCGTTTTTTCGCCCAGATGCTTTACACCAACTCTATCTCCACTGGAAAATAATTTAGTGGTGTCAGAATTTTTAGCGGATCCTAAAATGGATCCCACAATTCGCATTCTTACTGGTTTTGATAAATCGTTATCCTCGAAACCATAAAGATATACACCATCAATGATTGGACTATTCTCTACTAATGTGGTTGAGAGTCCTACACAATTGAAAAATTGATTACTAGACTTTCCGCTGTAAGTTACTTCTGCATATGATCCAAGATTTGTTAAATTATAAAAACTTCCAGATTCTGGAAATCCAATCGTAGAATCTACAGTCAATGTAGTATTGCTACTATTGGTTCCCAATACTTTAGTTCTCTTGCTTACAGATAATGGATTAGTAATTGATCCATTAGATAAGAATAATTTGTAATATATTTTATTTCCTAAAGAAACTTGAGTAACTCTAGAAACCGTTGCTTTTGATGTTGGATTTGTAAGAGAATTCTCTAAAACAGTGGTAGCAGCAAGTTTTGATGGATCCCCGTCGATCTGTTCAACTATAATATTATCAGTAATCGACCAATCTGCAGAAGATGCTAAAATGGTGTTGTCAAATGGTTTTATGACATCAATAGTTTTTCCAAAAAGAACACTGAACAAAATTTTCAGTGAAGAATCGGTTCCCTTTGAACTATAAAAATCTCTTGCTCTAGAAAGAATATTGTCTACATTAACACCTGTAAATTGTCTCTCTTCGAATCCAGGTAAAAATTGAGATTTATACTTTCTGTAAAATTCTTGTAAGAATACTAAACTAAGATTTTGAACAACAGAATCTACATCATGACTATCTGTTGAAGTAGAATTGAAATTTAAGAATTCTGGTTGAAGTTCACCTTCAATCCTATCAATTCCACTAAATCCTCTAATACAACCTGTAAAACTAGTATTTGTCTTTCCAGTATATGTAATGATCTCATTATTAATTTTAATCAATCCGTAAGTGTTTGGAAAACCTGCGGTTGATGATACATTAATCACATCATCAAGGTCTAAAACCTCTTGCGTTACTGTTACTGGTACAGCAGCATATGTAAGTCTGGAAAATGACCCAATATCCTTTAAATCGCCAATACGACCAGCAAGATCACTAGTTCCATATTCATGTTCTTCAGAAATGTAGTACTGTTGCAAAAATTCTTTGAACAGGGGACTTTCTGCCTGAATGAATTCTGGAATCTGGCTATCCAGAATGCTAGAGATTTTTACCTTTTTATCTAACATTTCTTATCGTGTATATTTTGTGTTGCTAATGAAACTTGATGGTGGATTGTAAGATACTCCAGATCTATTTGATCCAGAAGAAATCAAATCTTCTTTAAGTGTTAATACACTTTTTCCTGTAGTATCTAGGACGATATAAAGATTCTCTTTTGCGATGATATCATTCGATTCTGGAGTCACTTCAATTTCAATTCTATTTTCCAGAACAGTGGATGTGATTGTCACTGGATAGATGATAATTTCACCTTTAATGTAGTCAATTTTACCAACATCTTCATTAACATACTTAACAACTCCATCAACTAAGGTGAAGAATTGGACAACACCTGTTTTGCCACCAGGATCTGGTAAATCTGTCAGATATACTGTTCCTTCAACTCCATCGAGAGTAAATCCAGTGGATCTAATATTGAAACCTTCCAAATCAGCATGGAACTGGTTGGCATAGCAAAGTTCATAATTTGCAAGAGCATTGTATGCAGGAACCATGTTCCTTCTCATTATAAGTTTTGTGATGTTCGATGTAATTGCTCTATCAACTTGGTCAATTTGTGAGAGAAGTTTACTATACTTCAATCTTCCACCAAACGAATTGATATCTGACGATCTGGAATAGTTCTCAATTGACTTTACAATTCTGCTGTACAAATCATCTGAACTACTAATGAAACTTGGATCATATGAAACCGTTGAATCATACTCAACATACAAATATTTCAGATCTAAGAATTCTTGTTTGATTCCAGCAATTGTGTATTGCTTCAAATCATTTTTGATTGAATCTTTTGCAACATCTGAAAGGAATTCACCATTTTTTGGTTTGACTGTGATGAAAACTTTTCCATATTGTGGTGGATCAAGTTCTTCACCACCATATGCACTTACAGAATCAATATTTGGATATAAGAAAGGTATCAGACTAGCGTAATCATTCGCTGTAACCGCTCTGTACTGCGATGCATAGACCCTAGGAGCAAGATACTTGATGCTATCAATACTTTCTATGTCATCACCGTTTTCTGCCGCTTGTAGGGTCGTTATAGCGGAGATGCCAGTAGATACTTTGTACTCATTTCCCGCCTTAGAGTAAGTGAGAGCACCAGAAAAAGTGAAGTTTCTAGCACCATCTGCTGATGCTCCATTACTCACAAGATATGTTACCTCAATGGTTGAACCATTTTCAGGTTTTTTGCCTAAAATGTTGTCTCCGAAGAGAATTTGGTATCTTTCGTCGTCAATTTCCTGTGTAAGGAACAATCTAGTTGTTGGACTTACATTAAAAATGTTTGAATATGGCGAATATTCTTCTGTTGCCGTGCCAGTTACCGAAACACGAATCGTAGAAGTGTCAATATTTCGATTTGGGAGGAGATATTTTGCATCTGGTTGAGAATCATCAACTACGAAGGTCTTTTTCAGTAAATTTCCTTCATAAATTTTGATTCCTGAGAAAGCAGCGATACCATTTGTGTCTGGAGTGACTGTAATATCGTCTGGAATCGAAAAAATGTAGTTTGAGTTCTCTGCTCCACCTAATGCAACAACACCTTTCCTTAATTTTACCGATCTTGCATCAAATCCACTCAAATCTACGGTGAAAGTGATGTCTGCGGTTGCTGATTTCGTCGATCTTGGAACATATCCGATGTTTCTCGCTAATGAAACGACATTCTCACGCAATGTTGCGCTATCAATGAACGATTCATTGACTGCCATGCTAGTATTGTAGGCAGTAATGTAAGAATTATATGCTAATGTGTCAATCAGAACAGAAAAATTCGACCCTTCAAAGTCAAAATCCGTGAAGTTACTGTTCGCTCTCAGATATTCCTTAATCTGAGATCGTAAATCATTGAAATCGAGGTTAGTAAACTGATTGAATGACATTATAGTCTAGATGGTTGTAAGATAAACTCTACATTCTGTGTAGGGATGGGTAATCCAGTGATGTCATATTCAATCTGAACTAATACAGTGTTTGTGTCAGGTCCAGATTCCACATAAACATTGGTCAGTTTGATCCTAGGTTCAAAGTTTTCCAATAATGTTATGATTTCTTCCCTTACTTCATCACCAACATACCCATTATTAAGTTCAAAAAGTGTATTGTAAATGGATGTGCCCAGTAAATCGTTGAAAAACCTCTCATCGAGACGAGTTTGAACTAAATTTACTACGGATTTCTTGATCGCATCCTCATTTTTCAAGACAGTTACATCATTTGTGATTGGATGTCTCTTAAATGCAAGACTTATATCTCTAAATCCGCGAGAAATCTGTACGGTCATCCATTTAAATACACTTTAACATACTATCTATAATGGTTTTCAGTATTTATTTGTAATCAATATCGATTTGGAATGTCCTTATACTCCTCTGGAGAGAAAATCTCACCTTCAGAAAGGTTTTCAGTGCGTTTTGCTTTATGATGCATCACTTCATTCAGTTCCATTTCTTCTGGATCTTCTGTTTTATGAGGCAAAGACCAATAATCTGTCATCAAACTCGTTGTTCCCCACATTGCTTTCATGTAATTGGTGTCTCGGTCTACAGGTGAATTACCCATTTGTCTCCTGATCAGTTGAATCAGAACTTTTTAAGGGGTTGCCATCCCTTGAATCGTATTTATTTTGCGGGTATTCTTCCCTCTCCCCAGGTGTTGTCCAGAAATAATCATCACAATCACCTAAACGACCCCAAGATACACCATTCTCTACTTGATAGAACTCAGTAGAAACTTTAAAGTCAGGTATCTTGGGGTCTTCTGGAGTTAATGAGATGTCATAGATGCGACATCTGTTGTTTGGATACAGTGCATACTGACCATTGTACAGTTCAATCAAGTTAAATGACTTGTGTTCACTTGGAAGTTCACTGGTTGAATAGTCAATAATGTCTGGATCACCGTGATAATTGTCTAAGGTGCAAATATATTCACCTTTCATTGTACCAAAGTGTCGAGTGCGTATCTCCCACTCCATTGACCCTACATGCTGCTTACACAGTGTAGTGACATCATGGTCCATACAGTTCCAAAACTGCAGGTTAGGGAGGTCTAGATCGGGGTCTGGTGTCTCTGGTTCTGATACAAAGGCAGAAATCGGCAACTTATCAAACATTGCCGCATAATCTGGTAGATATGTTTCAAAGTAAAAGGCACGGCCTGGAAGACTTTTGGCAGCGATCCATATGCCTTTTACAAATTCACCATGTCCATACTCGTGATCACAAAGATATTCTTTACGAACCCAAGTATGAACTGCTGGTAAGTTAGTGATCAGTCTTGACATATCATAGTTTACAAAACTAAACTATGTATCAACGACCTTGCCCACGATAACGCTTCTTTGCACCATTACGAGAAGATGCAGCGTACTTGGTGTGCTGTCCTGAACCTTGACGAGTCTTTTTGGGGGTAGACTCGATCATGTTCCCACCAATCAGAGACTTTTTAATCTTTGCCATAATTTGTTTTTTTCGCGGATTTTTTTGGAACGGGCGGATTTTTCGGGTCTCCACCCATTAGACCACCATAGCATTATAACATACCCAAACATCAGATAACGCGCATTTTTTCATGCCCCACGCGGATTTGAGGATCACACCAGATCTCATAACCCTTCTCAATCGCATCCAGACAGAAACTCACATCCTCTCCACACATATCTTGGACCTCCCCTGATTCGAAGGTTTGCATCTTCGGAGCGAACCACGGATAAGGCAGACTCTCAAAGACTCCATGCTTAATCAGAACCCAGCCAAAACCAGTGTAATCAACCGTGAATGGTTTCTTACGCTTGCTGATCGACTCCAAGGTCTCATGATTCATCACACCGCCATTCTGACGGAAATCGCCTTCCTCTAACCAGTGGGCGACAGAAGTCGTGCGTCCATCCTC